GGGCCGCGCTTTGCCGACTTTACGCAATGACCGGCATAAAAACAGGGGAATACCTTACGTGAAATTGGGGCGATCTGTCCGGTATTCAATCGCCGATGTCGTCTCTTTCATGGAAAACCATAAAATACAAACACAACAGACTTAGCGGAGGTCGCATGAATCTACTCCTAAAGGCCGCATTGAGACTCTACAAGCGAATCCTGGAGAGCCGCATTGATTACGCGCGATACGATCCCAAACTATCGCGACGACTAGACGTGATAATAGCTCTCTTAGAGAGTTAAAACGGAACAGAGGGGCTACCATGAACAAAATATTTTTGGCTGCACTTAGCTATCAAAAAATGGGGTTTTCTGTGATCCCGGTCAAAAAAAACAAAAAACCGTATATTGCCTGGGAAGTCTACCAGAAGGAACGGCCAGACCCAGACTTGATCCGGCAGTGGTGGAAAAAATGGCCCAGCGCAAACGTGGCAATCGTAACGGGAAAAATCTCTGGCGTGACCGTAATCGACATTGACACCGAGTCGGGGCTTGAAAAAATCGAAGGTTTGACCCCTGAAAATTTTTTAACCCCCATGGCCACAACTCCTAACGGCGGCCAGCATAGATATTGTCGATATCAACCAGGGATTTCAAATCGAGCTAGGTTTATCGAGGGGTGTGATGTTCGATCAGACGGCGGTTATATTATCGCCCCGCCGTCGAGGGGAACCAATGGCAAGCCGTCATATGCTTGGATACCCGGATTAAGCATTTCAGAAATTAAAATTGCGGACCTGCCACAGCCTTATCTAAATCTTTTAAAATCTAATTTATATAATAACCCTAGTACTAGTATATATAGAGGTGACAACACCCCCCATGACAACATGCGACAACATGCGACAACAAATGACAACATCTCTTTTGACCAGGGGCACCGTGACAATGCCCTTTTCCACCTTGCAAATCATTTGGTCAAAGGCGGTATGCCAATTGCAAACATTCAAAAATACTTAACTTTTTTTGCTAGTCATTGTAATCCGCCCTTCCCTGAAAAAGAAATTTCATCAAAAATCAAGTCAGCTTTAACTCGTGTTGAGAAGCAAGAGAGGAACCTTACGCAAGAGCTACGCGACTGGATAATGACAACATCCGGCAACATTTCGACAACATTTGTCTACAACTGCCAACATTTGACAACACGAGAGGAGAAAAAAAAGGCAACTGTCATTCTGGGAAGGTTTGTAAAAGAGGGGCTTCTTGAACGAGTGCCAGGACAAGCGGGGGTTTATCGTCGAGTCGAAAGTGAATGTGAAGTTATTGATTTCAAAAACGCCTCATCTGAAACCTTTAACCTTAGATGGCCTTTCGGAGTAGAGAGGCTTGTTAAAATTCACCCCAAAAGCATTGTCGTCATTGCAGGCGAAGCTAACGCGGGAAAGACCGCCCTTATGCTGAATATTATAAAATTAAATCAAAATGCTGGCAAAGGGCTTTTTTACTTCTCGTCAGAAATGTCGGCCAGTGAACTGAGGGATCGGCTAAATAATTTTGATGATATGACAATGAGCGATTGGAACTTTCAGGCTTTTGAGCGGTCGGCCAATTTTGCAGACGTTATCCGGCCAGATGCGATCAATCTAATCGACTTTCTTGAAATGTCGGACAACTTCTACCAAGTCGGAGGTCAACTTACAAGCATCTTCAACAAGCTAAAGTCCGGTATTGCTATTGTCAGCCTTCAGAAGGCCCCTGGTGCCAGCATGGGGCGCGGTGGGGCTTTTGGTCTTGAGAAGCCAAGATTATACCTTACAGTTTCCGCCAACCCGCCAGATGGGGCAATTTTGAAGATACTAAAGGCAAAGACCAGGGCAAACAAAACGATAAACCCTAATTATCAACAGTGTGATTTTAAGATTTTACAGGGTTGCAAGTTAATTCAGACGCGTGACTGGTATATCGAAAACCCGAAATAACTTTTGAAGTGCCGTCGCTTGAGTGTGGTAGCCCCGGCGACGGCGGGCGGGCGGCGGGTACAACATTTAAAGACGACGAAGATGGAGACTGAAGTGATCCAATTGCGCTTCGGCGACGAGACAAGCGACCTACCGGCATGGAGCCGGGATATCTTTTATGACGAACAGGCGAACGTCTTCTATGTTTCAACCTTGAGCATATCGACGGGAGACCTTGTTACATACCAAGCGACACACGCGGATGAGCTTACGGAGATCGTTGAATTGAACGGCCATAAATATATTTCTCTTTCGCTGGCTGAAAAAGTCGCACCACAAAACGCGGCTTTCTTCGCACAGATAGAAAAGAAGCTGAGGCAAGTTGTGGCAGAGATTAAAAAGATCCCGCAGACGGTTCACGGCTGGCCCGTTGACTTGATGCACTGATGAACCTTAAATTGGCGATCAATGAAATATATAGTGTTTCCAATACCCTATACCCCCTTCGATCTCTACAGCTTGGCGCTTCTGTACCGCGCCGACAGTGACACGCGTGGGAAATTAAGGTTTTTTCTATGAAAAATTTTGGTCTACCCCAACCACCTAGAGGGAAGTTGAGCCAAGAAGCTCGCAAGTGGTGGCGCCATTTTGTCGAGGGCTGGGAATTTGACGAGGCCGGTCTTTTGATTTTGGCCTCAGCTCTGGAGGCATTTGATCGGATGCGCCAGGCACAAAAAATCCTAACCGACGAGGGCCTTGTGATCCAGGACCGGTTCGGTCAAAAAAAATGCCACCCTGCAGCTCTCATTGAGCGCGATGCCAGGGCCGGTATGCTGCGAGCACTCAAGCAACTCAATCTTGATTTGGAGCCATTACAGGACGGCGTGGGGAGACCGCCAGGGAGGTTATATGCCAACAAATAGGCGTCACAGACTCAAGGCCAGACGGCCAGCACTAACCGAAGGTGAAAAATCTGAATTACTCCACGGATATGTGCTCGATGGGGACACAGGGTTTTCCTCGGACCAGGAACGCAAGGCCGCGTGGAAAGCTTTCAGAAAAATCCTGATTTTGGAGTTTTGTCAAGAGTATCCTGGTTCAATGCCTCACGCTTGGTGGCGTTATGACGCACCGGCTGAGGCAGCACATGACGACACGACGCGGGGCTTTTACGCATTCCGGCGCAACAACGAATCAGAACATGACTGCCTGACGCGTTTGGGGTTGTTAGAACAAGTCAAAAAATTAGGCTATCAAAAACCGCAAGAATTGCCTACAAACGTCGAAAGCATTGACCATCACAAGATGTGATTTTGGATATCAGCCGGGGGCCCGGACCCAATGGCAGTGGCCCCCATAAGTAACAATCTTTCCGTCTTTTACTCGCGAAGGGTATAGGGCGGCCTCGAATAGCTACTAAGCCGATGCTGGTAGTCAAGTCGAGCGGTAAACGGACCGTGGCCGGTCATGCGCAGGCCGGCCACCACAACCAAAAAAGGTGAAACATGAAACACGCAAAAATCGAGAAGCGTGCTTGCAGCCTTGAACTACGGGCAGCATCAGACGGTAAGATTGTGGGCTATGCTGCGGTTTTCAATAAGCTATCTCAAGACCTGGGCGGGTTCCGCGAGAAGATTGCACCCGGAGCCTTTGCAGAGTCAATCAAGAACGATGACATCCGAGCGTTGCACAATCACGACTCAAACTACGTGTTGGGCCGTAACACCTCGGGGACCCTGCGGTTATATGAAGATAAAAAGGGTCTCCGCGTGGAAATTATCCCACCCAATAGTCAATGGGCCAAGGACCTCCGCGAATCAATCCGGAGGGAAGACGTCAACCAGATGTCTTTTGCTTTCACGGCCCTGGATGACACATGGGAGGAAAACGGCAGACTTCGTATTTTGAATAAGGTCCGATTGCATGACGTGAGCGTCGTCACATATCCGGCGTATGAAAACACCGAGGTTCAAGCCAATGAACATTCAAGAACTCTTTCAAAAACGTAACAAAGCACTTACAGAAATGCGAAAAATTCTGGATGCACATTCTGACGGGAAGCTTCCCGCTGATAAAAGGCAAGAATACGACAAATGGGAGAATGAGTTTGAGCACTGCGACCGTCTCATAAAACAGGAGCAGCGCGAGCACAAACTTCTCGCAGATGCAAACGGCGCTATCGTTCCGCGTGGCGCGGTTGCGAATTTTGACACCAATTTTTCAGCAAGTGCAGACGAAATCAGAGCCCACTCACATGGCGCGATAAAAACCTTGCAACCAGGCGAGCTTCGGGGCTACTTTCCACCCCTTGCGAATGGCGAGCGGCGAATAACTCCCCAGGCGTTGGGCTTACCAGAGGATCGGCAAGCATTGGAAGACATCCGAGATTACTTGCGCAAGGGTGCGTTAAGCATTCGGGAAGATCAGCGACAACGCCTTGAGGCTAGAGCACTCCAGGCTGACCTTGATGTTGCCGGCGGATATCTTATCGGCGAGCAGTTGGCAGCGCAGGTCATCATGAGCCTGGAAGATGCGGTGTTCATGCGGAGATTGGGGACTGTGCTGTTGGTGCCAGACGCGAGCTCTTTGGGAGTTGCCGCGCTGGAAAGCGATCCAGAAGACGCGGACTGGACTGCCGAACTTCGCACTAGTACCGAAGATGATGAAATGTCATTCGGCAAGCGCGAGCTAAGGCCGCATCCGCTTGCGAAGCGAATCAAGGCATCCAAGACCCTAATTCCGCAAGGCTCCCAACTGCGAACAGATCATAAGGCAACGACTTGCATATAAATTCGCCGTGCCCGAGGAAAAAGCCTTCCTGATCGGTACAGGCGTTGGTCAGCCGCTGGGTATCTTCACTGCTTCAAACAGCGGAATCAGCACGGCGAGGGACGTGAGCACTGGCAACACAAGCACGGCCATCAAGGCTGATAACTTGATCGAGTGTGCCTACACGCTCAAGGCACAGTATCGGCGTAATGCCCGTTGGATCTTTCACAGGGATACAGTCAAAATGATCCGCAAGCTGAAAGACGGCGAGGGTAATTACCTGTGGCGAATGGGCCTGGCAGCGGACCGGCCTGATACCATCCTCGGGCATCCTTTTATGGAGAGCGAATATGCTCCTAATACCTTCACCACGGGCAAGTATGTAGGCGTTTTGGGAGATTTCAGTTTCTACTGGATTGCGGATGCTTTAACCATGCAAATCCAAGTATTGACCGAACTTTATGCTGAATCTAACCAAAATGGCTACATCGGCCGCAAAGAGAGCGACGGGATGCCCGTGCTGGAAGAGGCGTTCGTCCGCGTGACCTTAGCATAGAGGAGGTGAGGAGATATGTTAGAAAGTCTGGTCAACAACAGTAACATGATTTGGAATACGGCGAACGTGAGTAGTTCAACCTCACGCGCAACACCGCTTGTGGATATGTCTGATTTTCACAGTGTTTGCTTTTGTCTGCTCGGCTCA